CCTGGGCTTATCCTTCGCTGGGTTCGCAGGTTCGCTCGTAATGATAGGGAAGAAAGAATTTTCATGGCGCAAAGCCTTGGTGAGTATTCCGAGCGGTGTGTTTTCTGCAAACTACCTTACCCCGATCGTGGTGGATGCGTTAGGAATGCAACAAGGTTCAGCGGAGTACGGTATTGCTTTTATCATGGGCTACCTTGGATTGAAAGGAACGGAAATTTTTGCAACTAAATTTATCAATAATGAAAAATCTAAAAAACCTGATGCCTAAGAAGGCAAACGAAATGTCGGTGTATGAAAGAGCGACGGCAGAAACCCCTCCATTTTTTAAGAAACTACGCACTATTGGTATTGTGGTTGGTGTGGTCGGGGGTGCTTTGGCTACTGCACCAATTTCGCTCCCCGCCTCGATTGTAGCTTTGAGCGGTTATTTGATCACGGCAGGTACAATTATTACGACAGTTTCACAAATTACTGTTGACGAAGGAAAATAAAGTTGTATCTTTGTAGCGCAAGCCACGTTTTTTGCGTTGTTTTCGTAGTTTAATTTTTGGTTGAACCCCTGAGAAATCGGGGGTTTTTTTATGCGTTCAAAAAAATAATTTCATTTTTTTTCGCAAAAAGTTTGCACAATTAAATTTCATGTTGTTACTTTGTAGAACCAAAGAGAAAAACAATGAACAAAACGCAAACAACAATTTGGGGAATCGTAACGCTTTACGTTTTCCTTCTAACAAAAAACCCATTCACACTTATTTACATGGTGTTTATCGGGGCTTACATTTCAAAAAGAATTCAAACCAAAAAATCCAAATAATATGAAAACAATGAATGACAAACAATTTCCAGCCGACGCTTTGCGCTTTTGGAAATTAGCACCCGACACTATTTCCTGCGGTTGGGACATCTTTATTGGCCACGCACATTCTGAGAATATGTGCGACCCCGTAAGCCACTACATTTTCCAAGATGTTACTGAAATCTTCAAACACCTTCGAGGATACATCGATCACGAAGACCGCCACGTTGGGGAACTGCTTAACGAGGTAATCCGATGGGACTTAAAAAACTCAGAGTTGTGCGTTACCGATGCAAGTTTTAGTGAGCAAATCGGAATCGGTGTAGCCATCAGCTTTAAAATGAATTTCAACACGGTAGAAAACTATTCAGTCATATTTAGTTATTTCAAATAATGCGAGAAATTAAACAAATCAAACGGGGGCGAAAACCTGCACGCCCCTTGGTTTCCACGGCCTTAGCGCAACGATGGGAGCAAGTGAGAAACGAACGGAAAATATCCGTACACCGACTTCCAGTTAGCCCACCGACTTACCGAAAGGTAATTAACACGGGGTACTGTGATCAACAAACATTGGTAAAACTAACTAAATTCTTTTTATGAAACAGACGGCAATTGAATGGTTGGTTGAGCAAATGCTATATCCTGAATTTGCAAATCCATATATTGAACAAGCCAAAGAGATGGAAAAGGAGCAAATCATTGATGCTTATCAATCAGATAGGTTCCCATGTTCAGAACAAGACGCAGAACAATACTACAACGAAAATTTTGGAAAATGAATATTAGCAAACACATAACACTAACCGAGGCAACAAAGAGCAACACGGCCACGCGTTTAGGAATCAACAACACACCAAACCAAGCAACCATTGAAACCATGAAGCTAACCGCAGAAAAGGTATTCGAACCATTACGGGAAATCCTTGGTGCAATCCGAGTGTCAAGCTTCTACCGATCACCTGACCTCAACCGTGCTATTGGTGGAAGCAAAAGTTCACAGCACTGCAAAGGTGAAGCAATCGATATGCAAGCATTAAACACATCGAACTTCCAACTATTCGAGGAAGCCTGCAAGCTACCCGAGTTCGACCAAATTATTTGGGAGTTCGGCACGAAGCAGGAGCCTGATTGGGTGCATATCAGTTACGCAAAGACGGGAAACCGTAAGCAAATCTTACGTGCAAGTAAGATTGGAACCCGCACCGCCTACGTTCCTTACCGCAAAGGTTAAAAAATAGTTTGCACAATTAACTTTCATTTGTATATTTGTGAACCAAAACAAAATTATGGAAACAATCAAAAACTTGGCGAAAGCTTTGGTTAAAGCAACCGCCCAAATCGAAGGTGCTACAAAAGACAGTACCAACCCACACTTCCGAAACAAGTACGCAGACCTTGCGAGCGTTACGGATGCCATCAAGAAACCGTTAAACGATCACGGTTTAACCTACTCACAAATCATTCACCGCTTAGAGGGTGGAGTTGGTGTAGAAACGCTTATCATTCACGAATCGGGTGAAACTATGAGCAACGGTATTGCGTTCGTTCCAGCGCCTAAAAACGACCCACACGGGTACGGTAGTGCGTTGACCTATGCTCGCCGTTATTCCCTTTCTGCTTGCTTCGGTGTAATCCAAGAAGACGACGACGCAAATGGGGCTACCAACCTACGTACAACGGGAGATATTAACAAGGTTCAGAGCAAAAAGGAAGCTGCACCAAAGTTTTCCAAGGCTGACGAACTGCAACCATTCACCGCTGAAAAGTACGCAAAGCTTTTAGAACTTCACGAAACCGACCCCGAGTTATGCAAGAAGTTGGAAGCGCACTATCGCATTACTTCCGAGGTTAAGGCGCAATTTAAAAAAGATACTGGAAAGGATTGGGCATGACACACGAAGACAAAATCAAAGTGATCAGGGAACTTTACTCAAACATTAAAAACTGCGACCTTGCAAAGATGCTCGACATGACTCCCGCATTAATTCTTTACTATGCTCGAAAGTACAACCTCAAAAAAGAAGGTGATTTTCTCGAAGATCAAATGAGACGAAGCGTTGCTAAAATGAGAGAAGTAAGAAGATTGCAAAATGAACAATTTAACATTTTAAGAGAAAAAGAATTGACGTATTGGGAGCGAGTAAAGGAATTCAGAAAACAACAATTCGAAACCCACGGACGCTTCCACCCATTCTACAAACTTCAAATTAAAACGCAAGCAAATGGATAATATCATAACCCAATCAAACAACCTGCTTTCTTCTGTTACTGGAAGGGAGCAGGTGGAGTTGATGCACCAAGAATTCCGCATTCAAATCGAAGAGGGTAATATCAACCCGTTGGAGTTTGCAATCAAAGCACGCATGATTATTAAGGCCTTAGAGCAGACTTTAACCGATACCCAATACCTTGCAATCAATGAGCAGGAAAAACACGGGAAAACAGCTGAAATGTTTGGAGCGGTGGCCACCACTTCCGAAATGGGTGTTAAGTACGACTACGAAGGTTGCAATGACATTGAGTGGATTATTTTGAAGGAGAACGTAGAACGTACAACCGAAATGCTGAAAGCCCGTGAGAAGTGGTTACGATCACTAACCAAGCCCGAAAACATCGTGGATGCAAACGGGGAAATAATTACTATTACCCCACCAATCAAAAGAAGTACAACAACCTTAAAAGTAACAATGAAATGAGAACAAGCCCACAACAACTAATCGACTTCATTCAAGGTATTAAACTTAAAGCCATGGAAGTACACGTTAACGCTGAATATACGGCAAAGAAAATCGACCTTTCAAGGGTATCGAGATTCGACATTTTAAACCATCGTATGCAACGGTTGTATCGTTTACGTTCCCAGTGCATCGAACACAAAGACTTTTTTAAGGCACTCCAAGCCATGCACCTAATCAATCGTGTAGGCTTTGAACTTTCAAAAACATACAACTACACTGCCCTATGAATTACCCCGACCCAACCAAAGAACAATTAGCGATTACCCGAGCGGTGGTATTGATGCAAGCCCTTGCGGAAACCTTGGACGACCTAAAACGCACCAAGGCCTACCGCCAATCCTTAAAGAATCGATTGAACCTTTTAGAGCAAGATTTGTCAGTTTACCTCAATACGTTATCCGTAGCGTTTTGGGGTGAGGATGAGGAGTTAATGATGCAAATAAGCCGAGGGATTGATGCGGTTACAGGTGCGCTCGCTACGTGGCATCCTGCACAAATGGCGGTCCTTGAAGACGTACTTAATCAAATCGAAGAACAATTTAAACAAACACAAAATGAAATATCAGAAACCACAATCGAAGGATGAAATTGAAGGCCTTAAATGGAAAATGAGCCACTTGGAAAACCAATTAACGGGCCAACTATGCGATGAAGAAATGCAACTGCGTCAGGAGATCAGCGAGATTAAGCAACTGCTTCGCTCGGTTGAATACCCCGAACGTCCAACCGATTCAAACTTTGAATGTTTTGGTTGTGGATCGTAACAATATATTGCTTACTGATGATTTCATTAGAAAAATAGCTGATGAATATGCTAATCAATATTACAACAAAGATGCTAATCCAATCAGTCACGAATCATTAACTGAGCCGTTTATTGATGGCTTTAAAAAGGCGATGGAGCTTCTTAGCAATGACCGCTAACGTGCCGAGTATTGCCGCAGTAGCGGAATTAGAATTACAAAACTTCAAATTAAGCACAAAAGATGATTAAAGAACGAAAAGTTGAAAGTAACGTATCAGCCGCTATTTTCGGCAATACTTTGTTAGGTGCAGTGCATTCTTGCTCAAGATGCAAATGGCTGTACTGGAACGAAGGAGAAAAGCAGTTTGATTGTGGATTAGGTTACTTAGGTAAAGCGGTTAAAGATGATTTACAACAGAAGAATGATTGTAATGATTTCGAGCATTGCACCTAACGTTCTGCCAGCTTTGCGTTCGTGCTGGCATTTGGAAAACGAACGCTCACAATTTAATCTAAAGTTCAAATGAGTACAGAAGTTCAAAACACAACGTCCAGCCAGCATGACGCAAAACTGCTGTTATGCGAGGGGCTTAATAAGTCTGCTCAAATTATTTTCCAAAACAACAAGGCAAAAGGTTTTTGGGATAACGAAAGAAATGTAGGCGAATTGCTTATGCTTGTTACAAGTGAGTTAGGTGAAGCAATGGAAGCACACAGGAAAGGTAGATTTGCAAAACTTGAAAGACTTGAATTTCAATTAAGCCCGACAAGCGAATTGCCATACGAAAGACATTATGCTGCAAAATTTGAAAGCCATGTAAAAGACACTTTTGAAGATGAAATTGCCGATGCTGTAATTCGCCTACTTGATTTGTCGGCAGGTTTGGGAATTGATTTGGAAAAGCATATCAACGCAAAGGTCAAGTACAATGAAACACGTCCAAAGTTACACGGGAAGCTGTATTAGCCTCTCGCATAACGTCCTGCGGCTTGTGGTTCGTTAGCGAAGCAAAGCCTTGTGTGGTCGGGCTAATGACCACAAACCGCTGTTATGTGCTGGGCGGTTTATCGGCACTAAATTTAATTTGAAAACGAAATGACAGTACAAGAATTGATTAATGCACTTGAAAAACTACCGAAAGATAAAATCGTAGTTTTGACCGAACCTGATGGAATTGGTTGGGATAATATTGGACAAGTAATTGAAGAAGGTAGCACGGTTAAAATTACAATGGACGGAAATCATCCATTCGAGGACTAATGTAGCCTTGCACATAACGTTCGAGTGCTTTGCGTTCGGGCGGGATTTTGAAAACGAATTTGTCAATTTAACACTGAATTTTATATGGAAAACGAAACTACATTAAACCACTGCACCCCGCCTGACGCAAAACACTTGTTGGCGGCTGGGCTTTCTCGTCACCAACTTATTATTTACGGACTTTGTAAGCATTACGGAGCTGAAATACAGGTTGACATAAATTTTGATAAAGGTTGCACCGAATACACATTAGTTGAAGAAGGTGGAGATACTGAAACTATCCGAAAAGATACTTTTGAAAAGTTAAAGAAAGTCGGTGCAATTCAACTTAAATGGAAACCTGCGGTATTTGTCGAGCGGTGGGGTTAGCCTTGCCGCCAACTTATTTATTGGCGCACATTTATTTCGCTTATTCAAAAAATAGTGTTATATTTGAAGCAGATTAAAACACCGACGGGACAGGTCGGTTCTAACAACATAAAACCCTCTATTTGGTTTGCACTGTCCCTGCATTCCATTTAGGGGGTAATTTTTTTATGAACCTAATCGATTACAATTTTCGCCTTAATTCGATCATTAAGGAAGGGATGCTAACGACAAACGAAATCGCTTTGATGTTTGTTATTATCAACCTACAAAACACGCTTAAATCGGATTTATTCGGTTTGCCTACCCGTACAACTTCGGCACATTTGAACCTATCCAATCCAACTTATTACCGTACATTAGAAGGCCTGCAAGCAAAGGGATTGATAGCTATTTTAGAGCAAGGAAAAAAGAATCAAGCACCCATTATTCGAATCACATTCGATAAAAAAATTTTAGCGAATCCGTTTAGCATTTCAGAATTCGAAACGAATGCGATAAAAGAAAATGAACAAATGCTATTAAAAAATTTTATCGAATCCGTGCACATAAATAAGAAAGAAGAAAGAATCAAAAATAAAGAATCTACTAATAGTAGTAGTAGTATTAAAGAGCCTTTCCAAAATTTGAAACCAAGCGACTGCAAAGAGTACATTCAAGAGCAATTAGAACTTCACATTCACAACCTCAAACAAGCAACCAATTACACCGTTGAACAAATACGGTCCGCAGTTGATACCTTTGTGAATTACCAAGAACTTGAAAGCAAAATATACCACTTCAAAGCGGATTCATTCAAACACTTTGCCCACTGGATAAAACGCATTGACCTGAACAAGATCAACAAACCAAAAGAACAAAAGCTCGATTCACGAAACATGACCGCAGACGAAATCGCTCAGTGGGTCGTCGAGAGAAAATTCGGAAAACAACCATAAAAAAAAACGATATGAAGATCAAAGAAATGCAACCTGCAACCCGAGCGGAATACCTAACCAAACAACTGCTCAAACTGTACGATTACTTCAACAACAACGTAACCGTTGGAGAAAACATTATGCGCCAGGTGGAAGCGTTAGAGGAAGACCTTGAAACCTACACCAACCTAACAACGGACCAATTCGAGCAGGCGTTAAGGAACGGACGTAAGGAAAGCACCGAAGCATTTAAGCCTTCCATTCGATTAATTGTGCAATGGGTATCAAACTACGTTGTACGCTTCAACAAATCCGAGCAAAAGATTACGCATTCAGGTACAACGCTTACACGTAACTACCCAATCGAACAGCGAAAAGCGTGGATCATTTCAAGCTACCGTCAATACCACGAAGAGAAAAAGGACATGACAAAGTTTTACGACTTCGGTGCGCCTACCTACGAAGCCATCTACAAGTACTGTGGTTACAACCTTTCAAACGAACAACGGGAGTGGTGTTTCGAAATGAGTAAACGTTTATCACTTTCGCAAATGTTCAACGCATTTCTAAGCCGTGACGAAAGCGATGAGTTCAGAAACAACGCAACCGCCTGCGCTTACGCTTGCAAATTGTTTTTCGATCAGTTCCCAACGGAAACCGATTTGAGAACGCAGTTGGGGTACTTCGATAACGTTTCCAAAGATCACTTTGTAGCCAGTTACGAAAAGACCCCATCACTTGTAGCGTACATGAGAAAGAAAAATGAAAATAATCACGGACTTTCTTAAAAAAAAAGTTGCACAATTAAATTTTACCCTTATCTTTGTAATACCAAAAACAAACAAGCTATGACAACACTAAATCTAACAAAAAAAGGTAATGGTTACTATGAAATCAAAAGTGGCAACACATACCTATCAGTAACAAATGCTCAAATAAGTGCAGGATTGGGTTCTAATAAATGGCAATTTTCAGTAATAGAAAATAACCTAACATTAGCTAAGGAATTTTTTAATACAAAAAAAGAAGCCGTAAATTTTGGCACTAAATGGGTAATTAATAATCTATAACCAAAAAACAACACTATGAACCTAACAGATTGGCTAACGCTCGAAACCGAAGATGGGGATATTGAATTCAAAGTCCTTGTCGATACCGAAGACCCAAACGATTGGGAAATACTCGAAGTAAAACGCAACGGTGAACCGTACGAACAAAACGAAGCCGAACATTCCGACATGGTAGAAATGGCGGATGAGTGGGCGAAAGAAGCGGAGCAGGATTATTTCGACGATATGCGTGAAATGTTTAACGATGATTAAAACAAAAGTCAGGTAATGCGTAATGTGAAAATGGCATCACATCCTTAGGTGGTTGCATCGTTGCAGGTTCGATTCCTGTCCTGACTGCGAGAGTGGTTCGAATCCACAGACCCATATAGTGCAAGAGTGTCGATACTCTTATCAGCCAAAACTGGTAGTTAGGTGTCCATTGGTGGAGTACTTTGTATGGTGACAGCTTGGAAAGACAAGCAACATAGTCAGGTGATGTAATTGGTAAACGTGTACACGATTGGAGTGTAATTTTACAGGTTCGATTCCTGTCCTGACTGCTAAGTAAAGGTTCTCGATTTAATAGACTTTTCAAACTTAATAACCAAATCGATGACAGCTGGAAAGACAGCAACATAGTCAGGTGGCGTATTGGAGACGTAACTGATCATAAGGGAGATAGTAGGTTCGATTCCTACCCTGACTGCAAAACAAAACGATGATTAAACGCTCAAAATACAACAATAAAAAAACTAAGGTCGACGGTATTACCTTCGATAGTAAGAAGGAAGCCGATAGATACGTTTTTCTGACGCTTAGAGCGACGAACGGAGAGGTACTTGACCTACACCTTCAAGTGCCTTTCGTTTTCGCCTTAGAGGGCAAAAAAATGTTCACGTACAAAGCCGACTTCGTTTACTACGACAAAACGCTAAGCAAGACGATTATTGAAGATGTGAAGGGTATGCGAACACCGTTGTACAAATTGAAAAAGAAACTAATCGAACACCAACACCAAATAACTATAACGGAAACATGACACCAAAAGAAAAAGCAGAAAAGTTGGTTGATCAATATTACTCGGTATTTGCGAAAAGATTGCAACTATCTGAAAGCTTTACATCTTCACACCGATATAAATT